TACCTAATAAAACGGGTAAAGAAATCCGTAAGATGTTCACTGCGCCAGAAGGACAATGGATTGTCAGTTCCGACTATGGACAAATTGAAGCGCGGATCATTGGAGTGGCTTCACAAGACGAAGAGTTTTGTGACGCTCTGTGGAATGATTACGATGTTCACATGAAATGGGCGGAAATCATTGCCAACGAATATCCAAAGGTTGTTGGAGGTCAGCAATTCTTGTCGGATAAGAAAGCAATGAAGTCTTTCAGAGCTAAAGTGAAGAACTTGTGGGTGTTTCCCGCATTTTATGGGGCAAGTCCATTTTCGATTGCTAAAGGTTTAAATATTCCGATTGAGATTGTTCAAGATATTTTTAATGATTTTTGGAAAACATTTAAAGGCGTGAAACGCTGGCAAAAATGGTTGTTGAACCGGTATGACCAGTTGGGATACGTGGAGACGTTGACTGGTAGACGTCGTCACGCACCACTGAGCATGAATGCAGTGTTGAACTCATGCATTCAGGGATCAGCTTCTGACATTTGCGTAGATGCTATGTGTCGTTTGGATAAGTTAGGATATGACGTCATCTTAAACATTCACGATGACGTGACTTGTTATATTCCAGATGATCGGTTAGATGACGCTGTAGCAGAAATTGCACAAGAAATGTGTGCTGTACCTTTTAAATGGATCAATGTTCCGATTGCCATTGAAATGAGTGCTGGTCTGAATTGGTATGAGCAAGAAGAAATTGGTACATTTAAATCGACTGACTATCATGAAGTCCCGCGAAAGATTATGGACTTTACCAAAATGTACGATTTTAAGTGAGGTGATTTATGAATTTTCTTGGAGCTGACATACCCATGAATAAATTTATCGAAACTTTAGAAAATTCAATTTCTTGGTACGGAGACAATTACATAAACAATGTAATTGGACATGTTATGACTGTTTTTGGAGACGAACAACTTAGATTCTTCCCTTATTACTTTCATTTCGTAGCCGAAGTAGCCTACCAAGATTTTCTCGCTGCTACGGGAAATTTGGACGCTAATCTGTAGGTATAAACATGGGTACACCACTGATTTTTGGAGATTTCAATGATTGAAACTACGCATGAAGAAAAATACAAAACATTCCTTGAAGCTACCGGAATGTTTGGAAAAGACGTAACCGATTTAATCGCAGATGACGTACTCAGATCCCACGATATGGGAATCTTTGTGAATAACAAAGTCACAGAGATGCAGGAAGAGTTACACGATTTGCGTGGTTTTAAATCTGCAATAAGTGATCTTATTGGCATGTTTGCTCATGCGTTGGTACAAGAAGTGACTCAATTAGCAGCTGAAGATGAAGATGAAAATGAAAAATCTGAATGAAGAAGCTTTAAAATTATTAAAGAAAAAAACTGAAGATGAATTTATGACTGACGTTATAGATTCAGATTTGTGGAAACTTTTTGAAGATCTTCTTCAACATTACTACCCAATGATGATCCAACTTGGTGTGTATTCTTCAAGTTCTGGATACGTCATTGATTCCAAAGATGATTTAAAATCTTTTCTTTTTATGTTGCTTCACAAAGAAGATGATGACAATGAGGAATACACAGATGAGTAATCATGATCTGCATGTAAAGTATCGACCCGCTTCATTGGATGAGGTGGTTGGTCAAGATCACGTCGTTAACTCTTTAAAGTCATTGTTTAAAGATAAAAAGCATCCTCATGCGTACTTGTTTACGGGTGGTTCCGGTTGTGGAAAAACGACGCTGGCACGAATCGTAGCCAGTGAAATGGGTTGTGATGAGAGTAATATTACTGAAATTGATGCTGCTTCACACAACGGAGTTGAAGATGCGCGTGAACTGATTGCTTCATTGCAGTACGCGACGTTTGGGAAAAATCCCAACAAGTTCATTATTGTTGATGAAGTTCATGCAATATCTAAAGCCGCTTTTCAAGTGTATTTAAAAACGATTGAAGAACCACCGGAGCATGTGTACTTCGCTTTTTGTACCACAGAGTCGGATAAAGTTCCTGAAACGATCAAAACTCGTTGTCATGTCTATAATCTGAAAGATGTAGATTTCGACAACTTGTTTGAACTGGTTTCGATAGTAGGTGAAAACGAAGAAATTGTTATCGGAAAAGATGACAAAGCATTCAAGTTGATTGCTCAAGCCGCAATGGGCAGTCCCCGTAAAGCTCTAACTATGCTATCCAAATGCCGGGGCTGTACCACCATTGAAGAAATCCGGCTTATTTTGGAAGAGCCTGATGAAGATGGAGAAGTGATTGAGTTGTGCCGGTTGTTGTGCGGAAAATCGACTGTAGAATGGAAACATGTTCAGCGCATCCTTAAACGATTAGAAGGGCAAAATGCGGAGTCCATTCGTTTGGTTGTGCTGAGTTATGCCAGCAAGGTATTGATGAACGCTAGAAATGACGATGAAGCTATGAAGCTTCTAGCGATCATTGAAGCGTTTTCGCACTACTTCAATCCTTCGGAAAAATTCGCTCCTCTATTGTTGGCTCTTGGCTCATTAGTATTTCAAGGAGAATAATGATGAATAAAGAAATGAAAGCGCTGTATGAAGAACTGTCTGAAGAGTTAAAATTCAGTCCGCATGAGTTGGATAAAGCTATTTTAGGTCAAAGTGTGCTTTATCAAAAGGTTCATGAAAATTATGCGATTGCGTGTAGTCAGCGCGATGCTCTGAAAAAGTTGCTTGAAGAAGTTTATGCACAAAACTCGTTGCGTATACGGGATCAAGCGAATACGGAAGGAAAGAAAGTTACGGAAGATACCGTAAAACAACTGACGCTACTTGATGCTGATTATCAAGAAGTCACAACCAGTTGGTTAGACGCTAAGTTGGATTCAGACTTATGGGGTGCGTTGAAGGAATCATACTCTTCGAGAGGTTACATGATTAAGGAAATGGCTGAATTGTGGATGGCAAGTTATTTTTCTACTAATTCAATCAGTTCCCCGGAGTTCACTTCAGATGAGGTACAACATAAGCAAGCACGAACCGCAATGGCTTTGAAACGAAGGGAGCGAACATCTAATGTTTGACTTAACTCTTTTGTTGATGCAATTGATTTTTGTACCGTTAGGTGTAGCGATAGGTATATACACAGTGACACGGTTAATCAGTGCCGCATACTTCCGCAGTAAATATGAAACCTTACTCATGTTGAGTAAAAGAGGACACTTTTATGGCTAAGCCTGCAAGCAAGTTTCAATACGCTCGTCGTTCATTTCAAGACGTCCGCAAACGTGCGGAACAGTCCAGTGGTTTGCGCGACAACATGTTGACTGATCATGTTGGGTTGTGGAAACCGGCAGATGGTGAGAATTGTATTCGTATTCTTCCACCTTCTTGGAAAAATGCTGAACACTTTGGTTTGGACATTTTTGTGCATTACCAAATTGGTTCAGAAAATTCAGCTTATTTGGATTTGAAGCGGATGAAAGGGGAACCCGATCCAATCACTGAGGCTTATGAGCAAGCTCAGTTGGAAGGGGACGAAGATTACGCGAAGAAGTTGCGTAGTGTGAAGCGGGTATTGGTTTATGTGGTGGATCGGGATAAGCCCAATGACGGACCTAAGTTATGGGCAATGCCGTGGACGGTTGACAAGGAAATTGGTATTCAGAGTAACGATAGCCGTACTCATGAGATTTTGTACTTGGACGACCCGGAAGAAGGGTACGACATTTATATCTCAAAGGAAGGCACTGCTGAACGTACTAAGTACAGTGTGAAGATCGCACGTAACAGCAGTCCGTTGATCTTGACTGAAGCTATTTTGGATTGCTTGGAAAATCATCCACTGCCTGATTGCTTGATTTATTACGACTACAACTACATCAAGCAGGTGTTCAGTGGTAAGGCATCAGTTAAGGATGACGAGCCAGAGCCGGAACCAAAAGCCAGACCGACTATTCACAAAGCAGCTAAAAAGCCACCCACGTATGAAGAAGTCGTTGGTATGGACTTTGAAGAGCTTGTACGGTTGATTGATGATATGGATCTTACCATCGACATCAACGAGTATGATGAAGATGCTGTTGATGCTTTGGCGGAAGACATTGCTAAAGAGCTTAAACTTTCGGCTCCAAAAGTAGCTCGGAAGGTTGAATCCAAGCCCAAGCCGGAACCAGAGCCGGAACCAGAGCAGGAACCAGCGCCGGAACCAGCGCCGGAAGAGAAAAAAGCGACTTCCAATGCAGTTAAAGATCGCCTAGCTTCTTTGCGTAATCGCCGGTAAACTTACTTTCAAACCACGGATAATTGTTATCCGTGGTTAATTTTTTGGAGATACTCATGGAAATGGTTAAGCGAGAAATCAAGAAAGTTGATCCAGTTGAAACCACCAATGTGTTTTAGGAGGTGGTTGGCCGTTAGGACGAATGAGCAATGTCATAGGGGACAGCTCTACAGGTAAAACTCTTTTGGCAATTGAAGCGTGTGCAAATTTTTATCATCAATACCCCAATGGCAAAATTATTTATTTAGAAACAGAAGCAGCATTCGATTTGGATTATGCTGAAGCTTTAGGTATGCCGGTCAATAAAGTAGTTTTTCCGGGGGATGATTTACCAGATAATACAGTGGAGTCTTGGTTTGAACACTTGGCACTCACACTTACGGACTTGGAGAAATCAAATCTGCCATGTCTCTATGTATTGGATTCTCTTGATGCCTTATCCGACCGGGCTGAGTTGGAACGGGACATCAATAAAGGGACTTACGCCATGAACAAACAAAAGATGATTGGTCAGCTATTCCGACAACATATTAAACGGATTGAAAACACCAGAATGCATTTGATGATTGTCAGTCAAGTGCGAGAAAATGTTGGAGTATCTTTTGGAGAGAAATTTACCAGAAGTGGTGGCAAGGCCATGGATTTTTATGCGACCCATCTGCTATGGTTAGCGCAGATAAAGAAGCTGGATAGAACAATCAAAAAGCAAAAACGGGTGTACGGCATTCTAGTCCGGGCTAAATGTAAAAAGAACAAGATTGGACTACCTTTTCGTGAAGCTGAGTTCCCCATCATTTTCGGTTATGGTGTGGATGATATTACTGCTATGATTGATTGGCTGATTGATGTAGATGCAGCATCATTAAATCTGCTATTTGAGGCTTACCAAATCGGTAAAGCGAATAAAGCTGATTTTATTAAGCAGCTTGAAACGTCTGAACGACGAATCATCATTAAAGAGTTGCAGAAACTAGTTCGCAATGAATGGGAAGAAATTGAAACACGTTTCATCCCCACCACCAGAAAATATTGATCATGGAATATGAAAGTACTCAGGCATACATTGATCTCGTAGAGGGATCAATTATCCTGAAACCAGGTTCCAGTTTGCCAATGGCTTACCCAAAACAATTCTGTCCAGAAATGGCTGAATTGTTTGGGTATGTCGTAACCACCGGTACTTTGACACAAAAAACGGTAGAAATTAACTTTTCAGACTGTTCTAAATATCTTGAAATGCCAATCAGGATAACAGATATTTATAACAGATTGTGGGGAAACAGACCCATACGTTTGAATCCTCAAGGCTATCCAAGAATTTGTGGCAGAAAATATGTTGCTTTCGTTAAAATTGTTTTGGGTGGAAAAGATTTTTTTGAACCGGGAAACGAACAAATACCTGCTTTTGTGTTACGCTCTGGTAACAAAGAAGTTAAAAAAGGTTTCTTAAAAGCAGTTATTGGAACAACACCAAAAAGATTAATAAAAGAAAAATGGATTTTTGGTTTTCGTAATCCTTTATTTAAAGAAGAGGTACGAAAACTATTATTGGAATTTAAAATTCCAATTGAAACAGACTCAGTTTTTTTATCAATTGAAGATAGTAAAATATCTTTACTTAAAGAACTTTTATCATTACAACATGACAGTTGGTGGCAATAATGAGAGCTGGTGGAGCAAAAGCGAAAGGTAATCAGATGGAAAATAAGATTGCCAAAGAGTTAAGTTTTTGGTTAACTCAAGGAGAACGTCAAGATGTATTAGAAAGATCTCCTGCCAGTGGCGCTAAATTTACAATGCATGGTAAGCGTGGTCGTGATTTTGGCAACATTGCTGGAGACTTGATTGCTGTGGCACCACAAGGACAAGTTTTGATTGATAAATTTGTGATAGAAATTAAACATAGAGATGAAGCAGGAATAAATATAACAAACTTAATTTATCAAACGGCCAATGATGGTCTGATAGAATTTTGGAGAAAATTACTTGGTGAGTGCCAACAAACCAGTAAACTACCTATGCTTATTTTTAGACAAAACAATCGACCTATTATGATTATGCTGTGTCAAAAAGGAACAGAGCTTTTTGACTATAAACGTGCTGCACATTGCGTTTTGAGAATTGATTCTCAATTAATATATCTTTCTACTTTTGATGTTTTTAAAAATTCAGCAGATCCAAAACAATTAGAACTCATAGTAGAAAAGGAACGAGTATTGAAAAATACAAAAATTTTTCAGGTATAAATAACTGTCGTACCCAACTAACCGGAGTGACTACTATGCACGTTGTTGAAACCGATGATAACTGGCGCACCAAAATTGAAATCATGCCTTTAATCCAAGCTTTTCCAGAATTGCAACAGTTGGAAAAACTGGGATTGTCGGGTATGCCTGAATTTAAAGAATTTAGGGATAAGAAACTAGTATTTTCTGAAGATCATGAACGGCTTTTTGGAGTGTATAGTGCAAAAGCTGTAGTAGTTCCTCATGAAGATTTAGTTAATATTCTGATGGATACTTATGATTGTTTGTATCCGGGTAATGACAGCACTTTAAGTGTTGTGTCTTTGAAAAACGGAGCAGCAATTCGCATTGAAATGGATCTTCCATTGGAAAAGCAGTTGGACATTGGCAATGGTGACAAGAGCGATTTGAAATTGTATGCATACAACGCATACGATAAAGCCTTCCCATTGAAAATCCGTATGGGTGTTCTTCGGTTGATTTGCACCAATGGGGCTATGATTGGCGATCAAATTGGTTCGTTGTCTGCCAATGAACTCATGGATGGCTGGAATACAAAAGGTTTAGCTGCTAAAGTTCGGCGACTGGTGGACAACAGTCGAAAAGTTACGGACATTTGGCAGTCTTGGACTGACATTGAAGTGCCGTTTGAACCGGCGCGGCGCGTACTGGAACCCGCTTTTCCCAAGAAATTCATTGAGCCAATTCTTGACTCAACGCTCTTTCCCATGGATCTTTATAGCTTGTACAATCACATGACACGACGGGCAACCCATGATACGCGTTCTGACAGGTCAAGAATTACGTTTGACACGCATATCAGCAGTTTGTTTTATGGGAACAAGATCCTGAATGCCATTCGCAACAATGAAGAAAACAGCTATGCTGACACTTCCAGTAACTTGCTTGACCTTTCGGAATTGGAAGCGGATATTTCCGACACAGTGACGGAAACCGATGAAATAACGCACTGATACGTCCATACGGACGTTTTAAACCGCTACCCGTTGTTGGGGTAGCGGTTTTAAAGTAAGTGGCTTAAAACGAAAATTTGGCGTTTTTAAACGGAGATTTAAAATGAGTTATGAAAATGAAATTTTGAAATTGGCGCAATTAAAACTGCGTGATATGAATTTATACAATGGAGAAATTGATGGTATACCTGGACCCAAAACCAGAAGAGCTATGATTACTTATAAGCATAAACAATTAACAGATGTTTTATCTGATATCTTGTTAGAAAGCAGTGACCCGCCTTGGTTAAAGGTCGCTTTAAAAGAATGTGAAAAAAACATTGAAGAATGGAAAGGTGAAAATAAAAATAATCCAGAAATTCTTAAATATTGGAATGCTGTAACATTGAAAGCTGCCAATGACGAAGTGCCTTGGTGTTCAGCTTTCATCAACTGGTGTATGCAAGAAACCAAAACTGAAAAGACTAATTCAGCAATGGCACGGAGTTGGTTGAAATGGGGCGTGGCTTTGGATGAACCCAAACGGGGTTGTGTAACTGTCATTAGACGGGGTTTAGATAAAGACTCTGGTCATGTTGGGCTATTCATGTATGAAGAACATGAAACTATCTTGTTGTTAGGTGGCAATCAGAATGATTCCATTAATATCGCACCTTTTAACAAGAACAAAGTACTAGCTTATAGGTGGTCGCTATGATGTTGAACTTTATTCCACCAAATTCTTATCAGCTACAACAAATTTCTGAAGAATATAAACATATTTCAGAAAAGTCTGTTCTTCAAGATTACTTAGAACTCTGTTTACAAAAAAAGAAAGGCATACAAAATGTTTATAGGTTGCATTTATGCTTAGATCATGTGCGTGTTATTCTTTGGAGGAAAAAGATTCCAGAAGATTATGCTAAATTTTTAATTGAATCTTTTGATGTTGGATTTTTCAAACAAAAGTTTATTTTAAACATAAACACCTTCGCTAAATTACGTTTGGCGTATGATTATTCTTTACATCCGTGGGGACGGGAGTTAATTAATCAAAGGTATAAAACACTAGCGATCATGATGGATCCTGATATGAATGTTATTAAACACAATCTTGAATTTTTGTACTTAAAACTTTTTGGATGGAGATATTGGTAATGACAACTTTAGTTATTTCAGATCTGCACTTGACAGAAAAAACTACTGAACAATATCGTTGGAACATCTTTGACACAGTTAAGGACTATGTAAAAGAAAATGACGTTGAAAGACTTTTTATTTTGGGAGATTTGCTTGATAAGAAAGACAGACATCCTGCTGAATTGATTAATCAATTAATGGACAAGCTTATTGACTTGTTAAAATATGTTAAACCTATCTATATTCTTAAAGGGAATCATGACTATTTAAAACCTCAAGCTCCTTTCTTAGATTTTTTAAAACATTTTCATCCAAACATTGTGTGGATAAGTTCTCCAACTCATCTTACTTTTGGAAATCTTAAGACTCTCTGGTTGCCGCATAGCAAGAATCCTACTGAAGAATGGGCTGATTGTGATTTTGATGTTTCAACTGTTTTCATGCATCAATCCGTGATTGGTTGCAAAGTCAGTGAATACTTTGAAATGAACTGTGGCTTTGATCTTGAATGGTTAACTTCTAAATTAGATTCGAATGCTAAAATTTATTCTGGTGATATTCACGTCCCTCAAAAAATTAAAACATTGACTTACATCGGCACACCGCACCCAGTATCTTTCGGTGACACGTATGAACACAATATGGTTATTTTGAATAATAACTTTACAGAATTTAAGAGAATCAAAACTGAAAGCATTCAAAGACACAGCTTGAAAATTAAATCATCAGCTTGTTTAGAGAAATTGAAACAAGAAAAAGTAATTAAATCTGGAGATCAAGCTAAAATTAAAATTCAACTGACTACGAAAGAATTGAGTACGTGGTCTAATTCGAAAGAAATCGTAAAGCAATGGTGTGAATACAACAAAATAGATTTATTCGATTTATCTATGGAAAAACTTGATTCTGATGTGGAGTCAGTGAACCACTCCATTGAAAATAGATTTTCTTTCGTTGATCCAAAAGCGGCTTTTAAAGAGTATGTTAAGATGGAGAAAGTGGACAAGAACATCATCGCCATTGGTGAAGAATTACTCACTTCAGCTCTTGGAAAATAAATATGAAAACTTTACTGATTATTGATTTTGCCAATACGGTAATCCGTTCACTTGCCGTGCATCAAGAACTTAGTTCTCCGCACGGTGAGCCAACGGGAGGATTGTTTGGTTTCATCGGACAACTCGCCAATAAACTAACTAGATTTGAACCTGATCACATTTTAATCTGTAAAGATTCTGCACCTTATTTAAGAAAACAACACTATCCAGATTACAAAGCAAATCGAAAAAAGAGTGGTGACAGCGAGAAAAGTGATTTGTTTTTTGAAGCGATGAACGTCAGCTTTCGTCAGGTCAATGAATGTCTGCAATATCTTGATATTCCGAGTTGGAGTATTAAAGGTTTAGAAGCTGATGATTTGATTGCTTCATACGTACAAAACTCTACTGAAGAATATGAAAAAATTCTAATTTTATCTAACGATGACGACCTTTTTCAGTTGCTTAGATTTGATAATGTTTTCCTTCTTAAAAAGAATGAAGAATTTGGAAAAAAACAATTTAAGGAATTGTATCCAACAATCGAACCAGATTCTTGGGTAGATGTTACAGCTTTCTCTGGCACACATAATGGCGTGGCGGGCATTCCACGGGTGGGTGTTAAAACGGCAATCAAGATTTTAAACGATGAAAAGAAACTAGCTAAAGTGCTTGAAGAACACTTTGAGTTAATTAAACGCAATATGAGTCTTATTGAGTTGCCGTATGGTCGTTATCTTGATTCTTTTAATCTTCCAGAATTAAAAACTCCAAAAATAAATGAGACACAACTCATTAAGTTTTTGGATAATTACGGTATAAGATATCACACCAATTTTATGGAAGCTTTCTATAGATACTCTAACAGACGTATTTAGTTAGGTATAATAGTATAACAATCAATTGGAGTATGATCATGCAAGAAACACTGACGGGTTCAGCACAAGAGAACTTATTAACTCTTTTGTGCTTTGATAAAACCACAGCACCCATCATTGCAAACACAATTCAAATTGAGTTGTTTGAAAATGATTTTTTTAGAGAAATAGCACGTTATGCGATTCACTTCTATGAATCTTTTAAAGATACTCCCAATGAGCATATCGCTGATTTACTGGAAGATAAGATAAACGACGCAAAAAATCCACGGACTGGAGAAGTATACAAAAAAATTATCATGCAGTTGTTTGAAAACAGATCAAATGTAAATTCTGTTTATGTGATGTCTGAGTTGGTGAAATTTGTTCGGCAGCAACGAATGAAGATTGCTATTATCGAAGCTTCTAAGCACATCAAAGATCATCGGCTGGATGAAGCGGAGACTGTGCTTTCTGGCAGTCTGAAAGCGGGCATTGATATTTTTGACAAAGGTTTTTCAATTACTGACCTTTCAAAGAGTTTAGCTTTCTTACGTAAAGAGACCTTTGCGTATCCGATTGGTGTGCCAGAGTTGGACAAGGAAGAAATAGGTCCGGCACCTGGAGAACTTTTTGTTATTTTAGCTGGACCTAATAAAGGGAAGTCTCATTTTTTAATTCATATTGGCAAAACGTGTGTACGTGCGCGTTTAAAGGTTTTGCACATTTCGTTGGAAATGTCTGATGATTTAGTTTCTGAACGGTATATGCAAAGTTTCTTCGCATTGAGTAAACGGCAAAAAGCCGTTGAGTTGACAAGATTTAGATTTGATGAATTACAAAAATTAAATAGATTCGAAATGGAAGAACTTACCAGACCTCATATTAGAGGTAATCCAGAAATCAGTGCTTTGCTGACTAAGGAACTCAAGCGTTATGAACACCGGTTCAAACTAATCATCAAACGCTTTCCCACGGGTGCGTTAACGGTTAAAGGGCTTGAGTCATATTTGGATAGTCTGGAACGCTTTGAAAACTACGTTCCAGACATTGTGTTGTTAGACTATGCGGACTTGATGAAAATTGATTATCAAAACTTACGCACCAGCACGGGTGAAGTTTACAAAGAATTACGTAGAATTGCTGTTGAGCGTAATTTTGCAATGGTGACAGCTTCGCAGTCCAATCGTTTGGGAGAAGATTCAAAAGTAATTAGTTTGAAGCATCTTGCTGAAGATTTTAGTAAAGCAGCCACAGCAGATAATATTTTGGCTTTTTGCCAAACATCTACTGAAGCCAGAATGAACTTAGCTCGGTTGTTTGTCGCCAAAGCGAGAAATGAGAAAAAAGATCAATCAGTATTAATTTCTCAAGCGTATGGGATTGGACAGTTTTGCATGGACAGTACTTTGGTTAATGACAGGTATTGGACGTTAATTGATCGGCAAAATGAATCGGAAACGCCTCCAGAAGATGGCGGTGATTCACCACCTAGACCCAGGCGTAATGTACAATTTACTCCACGCAGAAGAGAATAAAATGATCAATAAAATAAACATCCAAGAATTTTTAGATCGTCCACGGGACGATCATTCTTGGATCAAGGAAAGCGACCGGGAAAGTCTGGAGCAAGCTTTAAAAGAAATTTGCCCAGACTTTAAAATGAAAAGTAAGCTGTTCACACACCAACTCGCTTCCGTTTATTTGGGTGTGTGTTTTCCCGGCTATTTATTTTTCTTAGATATGGGAACAGGTAAGTCGCTAATTTCTTTAGCGATTTTACAAATACGAAAGCAACTCAAGCAAATTGATTCTGCTTTAGTTGTCGTTCCCAATGCCGTGAATGTTGAAAACTGGTTAGAAGAAGTAAAAAAACACACGTCTTTAAAAGCAGTGGGTTTAACAGGTACAAAAGAAGAAAGGCTTTTGCTGCTGGATAAAAAAGCAGACTTGTATGTGATTAACTATGACGGATTGCCAGTATTCATGACTGACTTCCAAGCAGACACTAAAGGAAAAAAGAAACGTGTAGTGAACAAGGTGGAAGCGCGTCGTTTCGCGCAAAGATTCAATATGGTTATTTTCGATGAAATCCACCATATTAAGCACACTAATACTCTGGCTTTTCAATTAGCCAGTGTGTTGTCAAAACATGCTGAATACCGGTTGGGAATGACTGGCACGCCTATTGGACGTGACCCCACCAATTTTTGGGCGCAGTTTTTTATTGTAGACCAAGGTGAAACTTTAGGTTCAGTAAAGACGCTCTTTTTACAAGCTCTGTTTAAACAACAACAGAACTACTTTGGTGGTGTGTCTTGGATACTGCCAGAAAAACAAAAGCCGGTATTACAGCAAATGCTGTTGCATCGTAGTTTGCGTTATGCAGATTTTGAATGTGCGGACTTGCCAGCATTGTCTACTTTCCAAGTCATGCTGACAATGCCCGTAGATGCCTTCCAGTATTACAAAAATTTAGTAACTGAGAGCGTAGAAATTGCTAAAGGTAATTCTTCTGAAGCCAGAGAACAAAGAAAGAATTACTACAGTAAATGTCGGCAAGTTGCCAGTGGCTTTGTTTATGAAACTTTTGATGGATCTGAAACGAGAGATGTAATTACGTTCAGTGAGAATCCAAAGTTGGAAGCGATGGAAGAAATCATCAATGATATTCCTGAGGATTGCAAAATAGTCATTTTTCATGTATTCAATCAATCCGGGCAAGCGATATGTGATCGTTTAAAGAAAATGAAGATTAAATTTGCAGCAATGAACACTCTTGCTAGTGGTAAAAAAGTAGATGAATACAAGAAATTTAAAGAAGATCCAAAAGTAAAAGTGTTAGTAGTGAATATTGCTTCTGGTGGTGAAGGGCTAAATTTACAAGTTGCTAACTACATGATAATGTTCGAAAATACAGATAGACCAGATGTAAGAAAGCAAGCTTTAAAACGGACGCATCGTACCGGCCAAACAAGGCACTGCTATGTCTACGATCTTATTATGAAAGCTTCAGTAGAGTTAAAGATTCTTCAATTCCTTGAAGAAGGAAGATCGTTGTTTAGCGCCTTAGTAGAAGGCTCAGTAACCTTAAAAGACGTGTTATGAAATCTTTCGACTTTGAAGAAATTTCTTTTGAGTTGAATAAAGATTTCAAAATTACTTTTTTGAATTATGGAGAAGTCGTTAAAATTTCTAAACAAGGAATAAATTTAGAATTAAAAAAGAAAGAATTTGCAAAAATTCTATGTGACTTAATAAGCTCTTTCAATGAGGATGCGTGATGTTAGAGTTAAAGAAAGCTAAACCTTTAATTTCAAGGTCTGTTGAAGATTTAAATTCTTTGTTCTCAGTATTAGTGTTTAAAAACTCTAATGCAGAACAAGGTTTAAACGTCCAAATGGATATGGAAACTAAAACAGTTTACTTCGAAATGACGTCTGGAGATGAAACTGTTTTAACAGTATTTGATCCGAGTCAAGCCGTTGCTTTAGGTATGTGGTTAGCGGAAGCGGGCCACATTTTAAACTTTGCAAAGAGTATTAATTTGTCACTTACTGAAGAGGAAACAACCCATGAGTAATGTTGTAGGTATAACTGGTGGTATGGGGGCTGATTTGAGTGGTCCTGTTTTAGGTGGAGCGCCAGCACCGACACCTGATATGACTGGACATGTCGCTTTGGAAGTGGGCGTATTGGTGGACAAAATTGCATTTCATGTCCACAGTCCAGACGCTGAAGCCAAACTACCTGTAATTGTCAGCTTCAATCTTTCAGAAGCTTATCAGGTTATTGCAGCGATTGAAGCAGCTATTCTTCACGTCAGAAAGCTTTGATATTGAACACAATCGAAGGAGTTAATCCTTCGATTGAAACTGGAGAATACAATGATTATTTCTTTAACTGAATTTAGAGTAGCAGGCGTTTTTTATGAATGTGAGATTGAAGAATTGGAGCAATTAAAGATTGATTTATTGCATCCAGATTGTGGTGCTGTTTTAGAACTTGAACCAGAAAATGAACACGACGCTAAAGCTATTGCAGTGTACTGTGGTGATTTTAGAATTGGGTATGTACCTAAAACTGTCAATGAAGTCATCTTTAACATGATGAATGGAAAACTGAATGTGTTTTGTGAGATTTTGAACGTGGAGGCACAAGCACAAAAAGTGTATGCAAGACTTTATTTGAATACTGACATGTTGCTTACTTTGGGAGAACATTGATGACTGTAGAACGGCATTCAATACGTGATTCTTCAGATAAGGAATTACATGGACGTGGTGTTGTAGCTTTGGAAAAAATTGGTGACAATCTTGAAAGTATTAATGCGTACATAAAAGAATTTCTTGGATTCGTTAAAGAAGAAATGGAAGATGAAAAGGCTTACATCAAGTCTTTGAAACGATAAGAAAATGGGGCGGTGGACGAAAGGCAGAGTCAATGGATTTAAAATCCATGGAGAGAAATCTCATTGTGGGTTCGACTCCCACCCGCCCTACCAAACTTTTTGGAATTTATAAAATGTATCTTGAACTGAGTAAGAAACAATTTCTTGAAACATTTAATCAATTCATGGATGAAGAATTTCAAACTACTGAAGAATTTGAAAAGTTTACTCGAAAAGTCATTCTTCAGTATTTGAAATGGCCGGGAAGTGATTTAGAAATCTTGCTAAAAAGTTTGCCAAAAAGTAAAGTACGCAGTGTTATCAGCGTAACAGGACTTCATCTCTGATGAACGATACTTTATGTCAAGGCTTCAATTGCTCTAGAAAAGAGCGATGCACACGTTTTCTTCGTATTGAAGAAGAAACTAAAAAAAT